TAGTAGAACGTAATCCATATAATTACCAACCAAAGGCAATATAAAAAATGGCAACTGAACGTAATCCCTTTGATCCAATTCCAGTAGGTGAGTTATCAATTGAGATTGAAGCTACTGGTGAACTAGATGAGAACGGCAATGAAGCTCTTATGGAGATTGACCCAGAAGATGGTGGTATTGTTGTTGAGTTTCGTCCTCCACCAGATGAAAGATCAAAGGTACAGCAAAAAGAAGAGCCAGAAGAGTTTTATCGTAATCTAGCAGAAGATATGGATGAAGATGAGCTAGAAGAAATTGCTGCTAAAGTTATAGATAACTTTGAAGCAGATAAAGAATCACGTTCAGAATGGGAAAGTATGTTTGAACGTGGTTTTGATCTACTAGGTCTAAAACTTGAAGAAGCGTCTGAACCATTTGAGGGTGCTTGTACTGCTGTGCATCCTATTCTTATTGAGTCAGCAGTTAAGTTTCAGTCAAAAGCTACACAAGAATTATTTCCTCCTGCCGGTCCTGTAAAGTCACAAATTGTTGGTGATGTTACTGAAGAGAAGCAGGAACAGGCTAATCGTGTCAAAGAATTTATGAACTATCAAGTTACTGATCAGATTACAGAATACTTTGACGAATTTGAACGTATGTTGTTTCATCTACCCCTTATTGGGTCAGCGTTCAAAAAAACATACTTTGATCAGGGTTTAAACCGTCCTGTATCTGAATTTGTTCCAATCGATCAATTTTATATTAGTTATTATGCGACGGACCTGCGACGGGCAGACCGTTATACTCATGTGATTTATCGTAGTCCAGTTGAAATGCAACGCGACATAGCCGCAGGTATGTATGCCGACGTTGACCTGCCTGATGCTTCTATGCCAGAACAAACCCCAATGGCTCAGAAGATGGATACGATCTTGGGTCTTTCCCCTTCTTCACAAAATGACCCACAATATGTTCTTCTTGAACAACACTGCTATCTAGATTTACCGAAGCAGTTTCACGGAGATAATGACGGTCTGTCACTTCCATATATTGTAACTATTGATCAGAAAACGAGACGAGTTCTTTCTATTCGTCGTAACTATGATATTAAAGATAAGCGTAGAGAAAAGAAAATATTCTTTACACACTATCGTTTTGTACCCGGCTTTGGTTTCTATGGTTTGGGTTTAATTCATTTCCTTGGCAATCTTACAATGACAGCTACTGCTGCTATGCGTGGCTTAGTTGATGCTGGACAGTTTGCTAATCTACCCGGAGGTTTTAAAGCTAAAGGGTTGCGAATGGTTGGAGATAATGATCCTATTGCTCCCGGTGAATGGAAAGAAGTTGAGGCAGTTGGTAATGATCTGTCTAAGATGATTATACCACTACCATACAAAGAACCTTCTCAAACTCTATTTCAAATGTTAGGATTTGTTTCTGCTGCTGCTCAAAAGTTTGCTGACAGTACAGAACAGATTGTATCTGATGCAGCAAGTTATGGACCAGTTGGTACAACAATGGCACTACTTGAAGCAAGCAGTAAATTCTTTTCTGCTATTCACAAGCGCCTACACAAATCTCAAAAAGACGAATTTAAAATTCTTGGTCGTATTAACTATGAATATCTACCTGAAGAATCACTTGTAGATATTCCAGAAAATACACTAACAATTTACAAGTCAGACTTTGATGGTCGAATTGATATTATTCCAGTATCTGATCCTAACATTCCCTCTAATGCTCACCGCATGATGATGGCTCAGATGGCTCTACAGCTTGCACAGCAGTCACCTCCCGGTATGTTTGACATGGAAGAACTCAATCGTTCTATTCTACAGTCTGCTAATTTACCAAACCTTGACAAGATTATGCCACGCAAGCCACAGTCTGTACCACTTGATCCAGTCTCAGATATTATGGCTGCAGTTAAGGGTCTACCAATTAAAGCCTTTATGGGTCAGAACCATGATGCACACATTCAAACTAAGATGGCTTACATTCAAGACCCTCAAAATGGTGCTAATCCTCTAATGCAGCGTATTGTTCCTGTTCTTCAAGCTAACATGCAGGAACATATGATTATGAAATATCAGGAACAAGTTGAAGGAACAGCCCAACAGCTTGTTGAACAGTATGGTCCAGAAGCTATTGCATCTGGTCAGGTTGATCCTAATGATCCTAGAGTTATGGAAATGGTTATGTCTCAAGCAGCACAACAGGTTGCTCAAGCTAATCAAGCAGCAGCACAAATGCAGCAGATGGCTACACCTGAAGCTCAGATGGTTCAGATTGAACAGCAGCGTCTACAAGTTGAGCAGTCTAAGGTACAGGCACAGACAGCTAAGGAAAGTGTTGAAGCTGCGATGAAGAACCGCGAACTTGACCTGAAGGAAGCACAGATACAGATTGACATGATGAAAGAGGGTATTCGTACTTCTACTAATGTTCAAGAAAAAGAAAAGGATCGTAACGCTAAGAAGGCTATTGCAGCACTTGATGCTATTATGGACCTTGCTAAGTCTCAGGAATCTGCAGATACAGCCAAGATGCTAAAAGCTGCTGATATGATATCAGGTTTTGCAAAAGAGGCTAACAAAAATTAATGACACTATGGGAAGAAATAACAAAAGAGCTTGATAAACAAGTCGAAGATTTAAAAAATTTACTTGCATATGGCGGAAGTTCAAGTTATGATGAGTATCGTCAGGTAGTCGGAAGAATAGAAGGACTAGAACTGGCGAAAGAAAACATTCAAAACATTGTAAAAATTCGAGTATACGAAGAGGAACAATAATGCAAGTACATTCTATGGGTAAAGCAGTATCTAATTCTGAGTGGATTACTGATGAAGATGTAGATATTAAAGACAAGGATTTACCTAAATTACCGGGTTATCATGTGTTAATTCGTCCTGTTTCAATTAAAAAAGAAACAAAGGGTGGTATTCTCTTACCTGACTCAACAAAAGACGATATTGCATATTTAACAACTATAGGTAAAGTTTTAGCCCTTGGTGATCTAGCTTATGACGACGAAGTAAAGTTTCCAAATGGTGCTTGGTGTAAAAAGGGTGACTATGTAGCTTATGGTAAACTTATTGGTCAGAAGTTTGTTTATAAGGGTGTAAAACTTTTACTATTATTTGACGACCAGATTATTATGCGTGTAGACAACCCTAGTAATCTAGACCCTACATTTAATTTGTCTAACTAAATTAATTAGTTTATAATAACTAATTATAAGCCGTAACCGTTAGTTTCGCACCTAGCGATGAGAAAGGAAGAGTAATGAGTAATACTGAAACACAAGTAGACCTAGAAGAATGGTCTGAAATTGATGTTTCTGGTTCTAATAAAGAAACTTCAACAGTAGAATATGAGATTGAAGACAGTGAACCAGCAGAACAGTCGGAGGAACTAAAGCAAGAAGCTAATACTGTTGACAAAGATAAAGTTCAAGATGTCACAGCAGAAGCACAGGAAGAAGAAAAACCTGAAGAGCTTGATGGAATTAAAACAAAAGGCGCTGAAAAAAGAATTAAACAATTAATTCGTCAGCGTAAGGAACGCGAAGAAGAAATTGAAAATCTTCGTAGTGAAGTAGAAAATCTTCGTGGTTCTGTAAAAACTAAAGAAAAAGAATTATCGAGTAGTTTAAAAACTAGCATTGATAGTACTCAAGGACAAATTAGTAGTCGTATTGAGCAAGCTAGGGAAATATTTAAGCAAGCAGCAGATTCTGGTGATACAGATCGTATGCTTGCTGCACAAGAAGAAATGTCTAAGGCTTATGCTGAGTCTATGATTGTTAAACAGCAGCAGCAAGCATGGGAAGAATATAATGCCCGTATTGAGGCTGCAGGTCAGACACCTGAACAGCATATGCCAGAGCAGCAGCAAAGTCAGTATGATCCAAAAGCTGTAGCTTGGGCAAGTAAAAATCCTTGGTTTGGTCAAGACCAGATTAGAACTGCAGCAGCACTAGCTGCAGATGCAGAACTAAAAAGCGAGGGTTATGATCCTTCGGATAACGATTTTTATGAGGAAATTGATAATAAACTACGAAACCAATTTCCTCACTTATATGAAGAGCCAGTAGCTGATGCAAGTCAGCAAGTGGCAACACCACGGTTGCAGGATACTCCGTCAAATTCTGCTCAAGTAGTTGCAGGTGCTTCACGCACACCGCAAGCCTCACGAAGCAATAAAGTCAAGCTATCTCAAGAAGATGTTAGACGAGCTAATAAGTGGGGTATTTCACTTGAACAATATGCTGCGGAAAAGCTAAAGGCTGAACAAGCCGATGGCGAGTACACAGAAATTTCTTAATAGCGTGGGAAGGATATTACAATGACAACACGAAATGAATCACGTAGTAGTAATAATAGGGAAATGGATCAACGTCGTACAACATTTGAAGAACCTAATTGGCTAGAGATTCCTCCATCAGTTCGTATTCGTTTTGATAACGAAGGTATGGCACTAAGATGGATTAGGATTAGTATTCGTAATCAAGAAGACTATCAAAACGTAGGTAAACGGACAGCCGAGGGTTGGGAATTTGTACAAGCAGAAGAAGTTCCTGAAATGCTACAGTCCTCTGACGTGAGAGAGGGTGGACGATATGAAGGTGCAGTCTGTCGTGGAGACTTAGCTTTGGCAAAAATGCCATCAGAGCTTGCTGAATCTCGTCAAGAATTTTATGAGAACCGTAGTCGAGAAATGGTTGATGCAGTTAATGCACAGCTAATGAATAGTTCAGATTCTCGAATGCCTATCTCTAATCAAAGCCGTACACAAATTAGTCGCGGTAAACAATCCAAGTTTCAGGACTAGGGTTGAATACTGTAGGCCGATAAGTGTACATGTCAATGTATAGAACATAGAAAGGAAAGTGTAATATGTCTACTACAAAATCACTTGACGGTCTACGTCCTTCTCGCATTCGTGGTGGTGCACCTAATAGTTCTGGTCAAAATGAATATCGTATTGCCAGTGCTTATAATTCAAATATCTTTACTGGAGATATTGTTACGAATGCTGCAGGATACGTAAACGTCCTTGCAACTACAACCGATAAAGCACTAGGTGTATTTATGGGTTGCCGTTATGTCGCTAATGGTGAACCAAAATGGTCAGCTTACTGGCCCTCTGGTACATCTATAACAGAAGCTTATGCAATGGTTGTTGATAATCCAGAAGCAACTTTTGTTATTCAGGCTGATGCTTCAGTCTCTATTGGTGACATTAACTCACAAAACTTTAATGTTACTCTAGGAGCTGGTTCAACTTACACAGGTAAATCAGGATTTGGTCTTAATGCTAGTACACGTACTACCGGTACTGGTATGCTTCGTCCTATTGCCTTTATTGACGAACCGGGTAACAACCCTGATGTCGCTGCAGAAATCGCATTCCCACAGCTTGAAGTACGTATTGTCAAGCATGTTGATGCCTATATTTCTGCTGATGCTTCAGTTAACTAAGGGAAGAAGGAGTAAATAACAATGGCTATTAATCGCTCTAGTATTGCAAAAGAACTTCTTCCTGGTCTAAATGCTATATTTGGAATGGAATATGGTGAAGTGGATAATGAACATGAACCACTTTACGAAGTAGAAAATTCAGATCGTGCATTTGAAGAAGAAGTTCTATTTACCGGCTTCGGCACTGCACCTGTTAAAAGTGAAGGTGCTGCAGTTCAGTATGACGACGCACAGGAAGGTTACACTGCTCGGTACACACACGAGACAGTCGCCCTTGCTTTCGCAGTCACTGAAGAAGCTATGGAAGACAACCTTTATGACACCTTTGCCAAACTTCGTGCGCGTGGTCTTGCCCGTGCAATGGCAAACACCAAGCAGGTAAAAGCTGCAGACGTTTTCAATAACGGCTTTAGCACAAGCTATCTTGGTGGTGATGGTGTTGCACTATTCTCAGCGGCACATCCAACTATTGGTGATGGAAATCAATCCAATACTTTGGGTGCTACCGATCTTTCTGAGGCTTCACTTGAGACTGCGCTTATCACAATCTCAAAAACCAAAGATGATCGTGGCATTCTAATCGGTGCACAGGCTGAGTCACTTCATGTTCCATCTGATCTTGCATTTACTGCAGACCAGATTCTGAACAGCCAGATGACGACTGTTATTGGTGTAAACCCAACAACGGCAACGAATGGCGCAACCAATCAGAACAAGATCAATTCAATTCGTAATCAGGGTCTTGTTCCCGGTGGTTTCTATGTTAATCGTCGGTTTACTGACACCAATGCTTGGTATCTTAAAACTGATGTTCCTAATGGTAGCAAGATGTTTGTTCGTGCACAGCTTGCAACAAAGATGGAACCAGATTTTGACACTGGTAATCTCCGGTTCAAGGCTCGTGAACGGTACAGCTTCGGTTGGTCCGATTGGCGTGGCTTTTATGGTGCTTCAGGTTCCTCCTAAGAATCTGTTGAACTAGACTAAGGCATGGGGGTGTAGAGAGAAACAATTCTTTTTACACTCCTTTGCCTTTTTTATTTTATAATCTAGTGTTATAATAAAAAATATTAATACTCATTTATGAGAGGCTAAAATGACAACAACTCTTCGAGAAGGATATGTTGTAGGCAGTGGTACAGTTCTAGATGTTACATCAAGTGTAACAGTTTCTGATACTCGCATTCGTTCTCTATTTGCTACTGGTGTAGGTACTTTCCTTATCACTGGTACTTCAACAGATGCTTATGGAAATATTAAGGGTAACAATATTAAGTTTACTCTAACAACTGCAAATGATGCTTCAGAAATTTATTTTACTGATCTAGGCATGGATATGAATGGAACAGTAAAAGTTTCTGCACCTACGTCTGCTGCTACGGTGGCTGTATTCTATGGCTAACTATACTTATCTGGTCAATGAACTAATCGCTGCTACTGAAAATGATAGCACCGAGTTTCTTAACTTTATTCCAAATATGGTGAATAGAGCAGAGGAAAGACTTGTTAAAGACCTAGATGATTATGGGTTAGTTACCTATACTTCAGTTGCTGTGTCTAGTGGTAATAATAAAGTTACACTGCCAAGTGGCACACGCATTGTTAAAAATATTAATATTGTAAGTAATAGTTCTAAGATTAATCTTCTTATGAGAACTGATGAATTTATTAATGACTACTGGCCTGTAAGTGCTTCAACTTCAGAACCACGTTACTATGGTCAACGTAATGGCTCAACAGTAGTAGTTGCTCCTACGCCAGCCTCTACCTATTCAGGAGAGGTTGTTTACATTTCTAGACCTACTACACTTACTTCAGCAAGCAACACAAACTATTTTACAGATTTTTGTTATGATCTTTTGTTTAATGCTTGTATGGTTGAGGCTTCAATGTTTCAAAAAGACTATCAAACTGCTGGACTATATCAACAGCAGTACAGTCAAGTACTTGATCTACAGCGAAATCAAGCACGTAGAACACGTAGAGATGATATGCAAGCGCCAGCAAGTCCTGCAGGTGCAGATGACAATCTAGTACCTAATTCTAATTAACAGGAGAGACAGATGTACGGTAAAAAGAAAATGCAAAAAGGTGGTAAAATTTCTAAAG